CAGAAAAGAACTCGTTATTAAATCCGTAACCCTCAACGAATTTTCGATAACGACCAATGCACAATTGCGCTGTACCTGAAGCACTTGTAATTGCACTAATGTTTTGCGGATAAAGATTATCGTCGCCAAAACTTTGCAAGTTAAAACGCCTTTCGAAATTTACATCAAGCCTTTTTTGCGGTTTCTTCGCTGTCTTTACGTTCATCGTTTTTGCCCTCTCTGTGTATGTTATTTTTTGCCTTTCTTCTTACTCTCGACCGCAAGTGTTTTTTCAAAAAGAACTTCTTGCTCGGGGAACTCTTTCAAATACTCTTGTGCTATTTCATCGGTCAAATTATCGTTTGTGAACACTTGACCATTTTTGAAAGTTGGGCAATTGATAATTGCGCCTGCTCTCAATTTGTAATTTAATTTTTCTGCCATTCGTCCGTTTTTATTCAAATAGTGAATAACTTCAATTACCGCATCGTGGTAACATTGCTGACAAGTCGTCGGCACAAATGTTCGCCCTGTTACTTCGATGTATAATTGTTCGATTTGTTCTTTATCAGAAGAGTTAAAGGGGTTTTCAAATCGCCCCCTTAACTCATCAATGATTTGTTTTGCTTCGTCAATTGTCATTTAACCTACACTACCTGTAAGTGTTTTAAACTGCGTTTCAGTTGTACTTGCATCGGTATTGAAGTAGAACAATGCCGATTTTGGAACACTTGTTTCTTGCAATGTTACAAGCCAACCTCCGTCTGTATCTTCGCTGTACTTCTCATTGTCAATTGCACTTGCACGCAATCCTTGATAATAGCCGTACACTTGATACTCTGCTTTGCCCTGTTCTCCTTTGTGTGCGTTCTTTAAGATTAGCACGAAAGAACCATTTGCCAAGCCGTCGATAATATCTTTTGCTACTTCGGGACTATTATCTAAAATAGCAATTGGTATTTCGTGGTTGAAAGTGTTACGATAAGTACCAGTTGCAAGTGTAGTTTTTACACCGCTGAAAGGCTTTGCACCTTGCTGAACAACTGAAAAACCCTTTTTACCACTCTTCAAAACTAATGTTTTCAAGATATTCTTGTTATCTGCATCAAAGACGCTTTGCGAAAAATCAACATCGTTTCTGTTGATAATAACTGCATCAGCTTCGATACCTTTCACAAGTGGACTATCGCAATTAACTGCAATACCTTTTACAATTATACTGTCGCAAATTCCTGCCATTTGTTTTCCTCCTTCTTTTTAGTATGCAGCGTGGAACATATCATCTTCAAGAATTTGAGTGCCGATTTTTCCTGCTGAATAGATGTAATTTTGTCTTTCTTTCTTGTCAAACCAAATGTCGAGGTCTGAAATAAGACCATTTGCATTTGTACCAACTTGCAATTGCTCTACGTTTGCGAACACTGCACGATAAGGTTTGTTCAACTTTGTGCCTGTGTTTTCGTATGCACGTATCATTCTATCCCAAATGCTTACACGTGCTATTGTTACACCATTGTATTGTGCAACGTCAAGACCTTCAAATAACGTCTGCCAAGGCATAATTGTAGAGTAGCTTTGTTTCAAGTCAAGTGTAAGAGCATCTGCAAGACCTTTTGTAAGCAAAATAACAGACTTGCTGTCGTTTGAAATTCTGCTGTCTGCGTCCATTAGCATATTATCAAGAATACCAGTTGCAACGCCTTTAGCAAGAATAGCTTTCTTTTGCTCTGTGAACGATGCCTTTGTATTTGCTTCGATAGCTGTCAATTGTGCGCTATTCTTTGTACATTGTGCAAAGATGCGTTTAAACAAGCCGTCACAAGTTGTGAACAATTCGGTTTTTGTTCCTGCTGTCAATTGACCACCTGCACTGATTAGCTTCGCTTCTGTGTCGCCAAACCAACCAAATCGCCAAATCATTTGTCGCATCTGTCTTTCAAGTGCAGGACGAATGATGTTTGTCATAAATTCAGTTGCTGTCAAATCTGCAACGTCTTTACCAGTTTTGAGTGTGTACTCTGCAATTGTTCCTTGCAAACTTTCATAACAAATCTTGATTGGCACTTGCCAGTCACCAAGTTGCCAACGCTTTTGAGAGTTAGCAACGCCAACTTCGCTGTAAGTAGGGTTACAACCTGCACCCTTGACGCCTACTGCGCCCATATCGCCAAGAAACGCAACGGGTGCGCCATTCTCAACTTTGCGAAGTGTGGTAAATCGTTGAAAATCTTCGTCTTGATCGATTGATAAAGGAATTAACTCCTTTAAGTCTGTTACGTCTTTTGGATTAACACTAATGTTTTCAAAAAATTTAGTCATTTCTTATCCTCCTTTTTTAGTTCTTCTTATAAGTTCCGTTTCTTCTCGCCTCAATCTCTGCACGCATTGGTGAAAGTTCTTCTTTTGCCTGTGCTTTTGCACTTGCGTTACCACCTTGTGGTGTGCGTGGCTCGGGTTTGTAAGAACTTGAAATTCTTGCAAGTGCTTTTTCACCGCCTGCAATCTTCACTGCGTTCAAAATGCGCAAATCTTCTTTTGTCTTTGCGTTTGCTTTTGCTTCGCTGTTCTCTTTTTCAAGTTCTGCAAGCTTTTCTTTGAGTTCTGCAATTTCTTTTTCAAGTTCTGCAATTCGTGTTAACTCTTCACCTTCTTCGCCTTCTTTACTTGTGTTAGCGTCTTCACGAATTTCTGTAATAACACCATCAACAACAACGATTGTTTTGCCGTCTGGCATTACAAATTCGCCATTTGGTGACGCTACATCGCCAACTTGTGGCTCGCCTTCTTCTCTCTCGATAGTAAGCGTTTGACCGTCTGAAGTTGACAAATCCATACCTTTTGCAAGTTCTTCGATGTTTTTCAATCCAAGTTTTGCAAGTGCTCTGTCTAACAAAGATGCTTTGACCTGCACGTTCTTTTCTTTTTCTTTTCCCATTTGATTTTGTTTTTTATTAATAAACTCTGTTGTCTTCTTCGCTGAAATTGGCGCAATAATTTCGCCAATCAAACCAAGTTCTTTTGCCTTCTCTGCGCTAATGTATTTATCTTCATTCATTAGCATTTGCATTTCTTCTTTGTCGCATTCGCAACGCTCAACGTATAGATTTAAGATTTTTTCTTGTTGCTCTCTTAAATCTCTTGCATACTTTTCTAAATCGTCCGCTGTCATTGCATCGTCTAATTGACAACCTGCAACCCACGGGTTATGTACGCAAATTTGCGCATTGCTGTACGCTCTTCTTCGCTCTTTTGGTGCAGACATCAAAATGACCGTTGCCATTGATGCACAATTGCCTTCAATTGTACAAGTTATCTCTTTACCAGTAGCACGCAATCTGTCGTAAATGCTCCAACCCTCGATGCAAGAACCGCCATTGCAATGCAAACGAACATCAATTGTATTGTCATCGTCTTTCAAACTTTCACAAAAAGCGTCGATGTCTTTGAAGCAAACGCCCTCAGCTTCGCCCCAAAACTCACTTGCTTTCTTCTCATTTTCTGTTTGAATGTCGTTGTAAATTTTTAAAACTGCCATATCATTAAGTTTTTCTATACTACAAAAGTACTTTATAAATATAAACATTATCATTTATATTTATAAACACTACTCGCACAATGTGAGAATAAAAAAAGTGCCTTCTATCTTCACAGACAAAAGACACTTAACACTAAACAATATTAATCAAACTATTCAATTATTTTTTCCATTCGCTTTGCAACTCTGTAAATCGTTGCAACACTACAATTGTATTCTTCACTTAAATAAGTAACGATGTAATTGACTTTGTGACCTTCTTCTTTTAGTCGTTTAAACTCTCTGTATAAACTTAAATATATCACGTCTTTTGCATCTATTTCATTTGCATTGAGCATTGAAAGAATGCTTTCTGCTGTTTTTAGTAGTTCGTATTGTGTCATATCTGTTTTTAATTTAGTGTAGATAACCTTTCGATTGTTTCAACTCTGTTAGATGCTTTGCTTATCTCTTCAACGCTCACAATTGGTCGTGGTGCGTTTGCCATTCCTCGTGCTACTGCTCTTGCAAGAAATTCTTCGCCAATCTGTTGTTGACTATTGCCGTTGTTGACTATTGGAACACCCCCGCCAATTTGATTAAACGCACTCAAAGCGGGTGCAAACATACTTGTTGCATTTGCAGTTAATACGCTTTCGCCATTTGAAAGTTGTGCGTGTATGCTGTCACTTGTTCCACTGCCTGGACCAGTTACAAGACCACCAGTTGCAAATTTAGCTGATTTGACGGTGCGAATTGCTGTCGCTACACCGCTCAAAACTTGTGAAATAGTAGTTGCAATCGCTATCAAGTTTTTAGGGAATGGCACGCCAACAGACGCTTTAATACCACTTGAAATTGCAACACCAGTGTTAATTGCTATTTCTGCAAGTGCAACCATTTTTGACGCCTGCGCAAGTGCTTTGTTTTTAACTCCAAACGCTTCGATAACATCTGAAACACCGCCAACGACATTGCGCAAACTCTCCAATTCTTGCATTCTATGCCCAATAACTTCTGATGATATTTCATTTTCTTTGTCTTTTGCATCTTTCGCCAAATGTAGCTTTCTAAGGTTAAATTCTTCGATACTTTCGCCTTCTCTTTGCTGTGCATTGTCAAGCAATTCTTGACGCTGTTGCAATTCAAGTTTTAGAATTTCAAGACGTTCTGCAAAATCGTTATTGCCGTTGATGTCTGTCTTTAATATTTCAGCTTCAAAACGTTCTTTAATCTCTTTTGCCTGCTCATCTATCATCTTATTCTTGAACTCTTTTTGTGCGTCAAGCTGTTGTTGATAGAATTTTTCAGTAATAGAGTTTAAAAGTTCTGCTTTTTCTTCTTCGCTCATCACTTGCTTTTGTGCTTCGAGCAACTCTAATTGATAAGCTGAATTAATGCTTTTCAACTTCAATTCATATTCAGCTTTTGTGCCTTTTTCGACTGCTGAAAGCATATTTTGATAATACACTTGCTTTCGCTTTATCGTTTCAGCACTTGTTATATTATCAAATTCAAGTAATTTCTTTTCTTTTACTTGCTCTAAAAGCACTATTTGAGTGTTCAACGCTTTGCGTGCTTCAATTGTTAAGCCTTTTTCAAGTTCTAAACGCCTTTTGACATCTTCAATTTGTCTGTCATACTCTCGAATAATAGCATTTCTTCTTTGTTCTGCTGTTTGCTCAATTAGTTGTGATAGCAAATCTTCTGCTTTGCGTATTGCTTCTGCTTCTTTCTTTGCCATTTCTTCTGCTGATATTTTCTTTTCTTTCGAACCCTTCTTTTTATTGTTGTTGTTCAAAGATTTGCCATTACCATTGTTATTTGTCGTCTGTGTGGTTTGCTCTTCTGCAATATATGTTGGTATTTCTATGTGATTTACTTTCTTATTCTTTATCACTTCGTTAATACCATTGATGTAATTATTTGCAGTGTCTTTGCCAAATGCTTTTATATCGTTATAACCTTCTTTGAGTGCTTTTGTATAGCTACCAGTTATATTTAAAAAACCTTCTTTCACTTTTGAGAATGAAAGCGTTGCAATACCCTCAATTATTTGTGCAAGACCTTTTAAGTTTTGCGCAACGCCTTTGATACCATCAACGATTAGATTGAAAATAAGTTTTACACCATTCCATAAGTTTTTAAAGTTGATAAGCGTGCCTTGAATTGCACCACGAAAGAGCATACTTTCGTTGTACAAATCAATGAAATAATTTATCATCGAAATTAAGCCTTTAAGAACTTCTGTAATTGCTTTTGTGCTTAATAGCTTTAGTTGTGAAAGCATTGCTTCAAAACCTTTGTCGCTCATATCAAATAACGCTGACATTGTTTTGTTGAGTTCTTCGTTTGCTTCTTTCTCTTCGTTCATTAATTCTCCCCACTCTCCAGTAGTTTCTTTCAACTTGTCTAAATCAATGTTCATCGTGTCGAGTTGCTCAATCATTTTCAAACCTGCGTTTGCACCTTGTTTGCCAAAAACATCTTTGAGAACTGCACCCATTTCTTTTGAGTTTTGCGGTATCTCTTTCATTCGTGTGCTTATTTCTTTTATCACATCGAATGTTGATTTTGTGCCGTCTTGCAAGTCTTTTTGTACTTGCTTTGAGTTGATACCGATGTTATCAAGTGCTTCTTTTGTAGCGTCTGACATCTCACGTATTTTTTTGCTACCCATTTGTATGAGTGCAAGACCGCTATCGCTGAAAATACCGCTTCGTGTCTGCTGAATTGTCGCAACAAGTTCTTGACCACTTATATTTGCATCGTGAAAAGCGGGTGCATACTGCTTAATTTTCGCAATCATATCGCCATTTAAATCTGCACCAGCCTGAAAACCGTCATTAATGATTTTCAACGCTTCACTTGTTGTTATGCCATATTGAGAAGTAAGCACATCAACGGCTTCGAGTGTTTCTTTGAAATCTTTGCCGTATGTGTCTGCTGTTGCCTGAATTTCATCACGCACTGCTTTTAAGCTATCACCCGTTAACCCTAAAAACTCACGTGTTAAACGTGTGCTTTCGAGTATTCCTTTATTATAGTCAAAGAACCATTTGAAAGCAACGCCAGCACCTGCAATACCTGCAAGTGCAATAAATACGGGGTTTGAAAGAAAGCCTAAAAGCGTTGTTCCAAATGCTTTTGCGCTATCAATTGCACCTGTGAAAACACCATTTAAGCCCTTGCCACCTTCTGAAAGTGCCATTATAGATGTTGCAAAATTGCTATTTACACCAAGTGCTGATTTTATTGCACCTTCGTAATTTCCTACATTTCTATTGAAACGTTGTGTTTCTTCTTCTGCCTTCTTTAACTCGTCTGTTATCTCGTTGATATGCTCTTTTAATGCTTTTCCTTTAACGCTGTTGCGCTCTGCTTTCGAAAGGCTATCAAATTCTTTTGTTGCGTTTGATAGTTCTGCACGCAATGCACGCAAAGAACCTTCTTGTTCTCGCTCTGTCTTGATATTGTTTTGAACTTCTTTTGAGAGTTCACGAATTGTTGCTTTGTGTGTCTTCGTTTGCTCACTAATCGCAACTAACGATGTTGCATACTCATCATATCCAACTTTGCCGTCTTTGAAATCTGCTTTTAATTGCTCTTGTGCTTTAGAAAGTTCTGCAAGTTTTTCTTTGTAACGCACAATTCCGTAAATTGCATCTTCGTATCTTACTTTAATGCTCAAAATTTGTTGTTCTTCCCCACTCATAATAAAAAAAACTAATTAAAAAAACAATTGTAATAATGTCACTTCTGCAATGCCGTTGTCTTCTGATTTAATTTCAGTAACTGCAAAGTAGCTTCCATATTGCGCTAAATAAATAGGCTTCGTTTCATCAAAATTAATAAGCTCAACATCTCGCAATCTTATACGTTCAGTAATGATTTTTGCGTTTTGCAGTGTTTCACGAATATTGTTGTACTTCTCATCAATAATTCGTTGCATATCAATGTCAAAAATACCAATTGCACGCCCTGTCGCACTTTGCGCAAGTCGTAAAATCTTATCTTTGCAAGCACTATAAGAAGGCTTTTTTTCTTCTTTCTTTGGTTTTTCGCCTTCGTTATAGCCACCATTACCACCTTGAAAATCGCCAGTTGCATTGCCTTCTTTGTCTTTCGTTGTTTCGTCTTGTCTTGCGTACATTGGCACACTTGCTCCAAGTGCTGATGCAAATGGAAATTCAAAAATCGTCTTTTCTCTTTCGAGTGTTTCATTTTCGATTAACAAAGTGCCGTTGAAACGTTCATCTTCGCTTTCGTCTGCTTTCCATTTGTAGAAGTTCTTTTGCCCGTATTCAGACATCACAAAAGAAATGCTTTTAGGCTTATTCTCATCGCTTTCAGCAATAAGACGACTTGACCAATCAATAGCTTTGCTTCTGTTATTCCAAATTGTCGAAAGTGGTATAAATTCAACAACGTTATCTTGTTCGAGCTGTAACGGGAAAGTGCCAGTTATCACGGCTAAAAACTTCACAAAGTCGATAACTTTAATCTTTGGCAAATTAATGCCAATAGGGAAAAAACCACCATTTGGCACATTCTCATCTTCTTGCAACGTTGTTTTGATTGTTGCACCAAGAAATTTTGCATCTTGCAAAGTACGATTTGAAACCCAATCAAAAGTAATTGTGTCGCCTGCTTTTACTTCAACTTTGCCATAAGCTGAACACGCAAGACGAATAACACCACGATAGCCTTCGTACACGACAACACGAAAATGATTTGAGTTATTTCCAACGATATATTCTTTTACTTCATCTTTGCGTGTTAGTGTCATTTTCACCCAATAACCGCCTTGTGGAAAGTTGAAATCTTCGTGAACTCTTCCGTCTGCATCTCTACCTCCACCAGTTGGACGCCCACGCAATAAATTAAACTCCCATTCGCCATTAATATCGAATATTAGTGATGCATCTGTTTTAACTTTTAACTCTTGTACTTCGTCATTTTGTTTGCCTTCAAAAATACTGCTTACTTCGTCAAGAATTAAGCCAATTCGCCCACGTTCTGTTGCTTCTTTTAGACGTGCTTTGAACAATCCTTCATATGTAAGTTCATTACTTTTCTTGCTAATTAAAGGTAATATCAATGTATCGATGTATTCTTTTGCATCATCTTTAAAACGAAAATCAATGCCTTTCGTTTGTTTTAGCAAATTAAGAACATACGAAACTTTTGCGACGGGGTGCAAGTATTCAAATACGTTTTTATCTTCGCTTCTGTTACCGATGTCGTGCCACTCTGTATTTGATAGCTGAACGCCTTTGTTTGGATAAACTTCGCTTTGGCGTGCTTTCCAAGTGTAATCTCTTGTTATTTCGCTTTTCCAAACGCTGTAACCTGCATAAAAGAAACCCTTGCTTTTTGCACTTTCGAAAGTATCAATTTCATTCTTATTTTGATACAAGATCTTATCTTTCGTTTCAAGTTGATTTAACATCAAACCCGATGAAATCATCGCAGTAAAGTTTGGAAACAAACCCCAAAATATCGAAATCTCAAAATCATCTTGTGTGACTTGTAAAATCGTTACACGACCATTTCGAATGACTTCAACACCATTTCTGAAATACTTTGCAGTGTGCAAACGATGTGCAAAGTTATCTTTTGTTTGCACGCTGTCTGAATGACTTAATATCATTTTGTTGCGTGTTGTCTTTGGCAAACGTACAGAATAAGTGCTGTTTGAGGCTATCTTTGTAACATCCCTAAATAAGTTGCTTTTGATATCAAGTGTAATTTTCGTTTCACTGCTCAAATCAACAAGTTCGTTATTTATGTACAATCTTTCATCATTCATAACTTATAATTTTTGGATGTTAATATTTGGCATTTGAACACTACAAATGAAGTCTTGCAAGTTTGCACGACTTTTTGTATAACTACCTGCAAGAATTGACACTGCAACCCATTGTGGCTTTGCATCTTTATAACCTGTAAACAAATGCACAACAGGACTTGTTGCCAAGTCAAAGAGAAAATCAAAAGTTTCACTATCAACTAAAGGCGCACAAATAGGCAAAACATCTTCACGCATCATCATTTGGTGTTGTCCTGCAAGACCTTCAAAACCATATTCGTCATTACCGGCAAGTAGATTATTTCTCATAAACATCTCACTTGCTGTCTTGCGTTGCTCATCGCCTTTTTTGAAAAGGTAGTAACAATAAAAGCCGTGTCGATTTATCCAACGCAAATACACTCCATTTTCGCAAGTATCAACAACATTAATTCGTATCTTTTCATTTCTTTCGCCTTCGTGTACATAGCGAAACGTCATATCAAATGTATTATCAAAAACTACTTCACGAAAAACGCCTGTGCAATCGCTAATCAAATAGAAATCTTTTGCATCGTCTTTCGCTGTCAATGGAACGTTCCACACGCCCTGCTCATCGAGAACAACAAATTTTTCTGCTACACCATCACGGCTGAAAAGAATTGAGCCTTCACCATCTGCAAAAACACCAAATGTGAAAGGATAACCTTTGAAGTACGTTATATTTCGATAGCCGTTATACACTTCGCCTACTTTCTGAACGGCTCCCCAAATGTAGAACGTTTCAAAGCGAAAAACGGCTTCACTATCATCTTCAAGTTTCGCAACGACTTCAAAAGATAGGTTAACGCCTAATTCTGTTTTCTCTTCTCTTTCGTAATTTACATTCGTAAAACTCAATGTGTGAAAAAACGTTTGAATGTAGTCTTTAATATCGCCATAACATTTGCCGTTCATCGCATCAAGATAAATCTTGCTATTGCGTTCACCATTGCGAATAACGATGCTTAATGTTTTTAAATGCTCATTTTCTGCAACGATTAAGCAATTGTTAAACGCAAAGCCTATATTGTCGGGGTATTTTAACGTTACGTTGTTGTTCTCTTCTACTCTCATACTTCGATGTTATTTATTTTAATTGAACTTATTTCAGCGTGAACAACTCCTGCAAGTCGTTCTTTAATTCTCTTTATCGCTTTCGGTACTGCATTCGAATAAATGTCTTCACGACCACCAAGACGAAACAAATTTGTACCATTCATTCGTATGTTTCGAGCAATGAAGAAAGCAAGTGTTCGTTCACCTCTCTCTTGTGGCGTATATTTGTGCGGTCTGTTCGTCTTGTACTCGATTGGTCGTGCTTTAATGCCTTTGTCGTGCATCCACTTTCTTATTATCGTTTGAAAGTCATACGGAACTTTGCCTGCTTTACGACCAGTTTCGAGAACATCAAAAAAGCCACGACCAAACAAAGTTGCGCTGCTTTCATCTGTTTCTACACGCAAACTTTGACTTGTTCGCCCACTTGCTTTCTGCTTTGCTCTCAAATGGTTGTCGATAATTTCTTTTTTCAGTGCTTCAAGTTCTTCAACTAAAATTGCACTTGCATTCTCTTTTATCATAAGCAAACCCCAATACGTTGTTTAACTGAAAACCCTACAATAACACCAGTGAAATATGACGTTGCGCGTTCAAGAATTGTATCATATTTTATACCTTCTATTGGCTCAAAGAAATTACTTTTATTCATTGCGTTAATGAATTGTGATGCTATTACTTTCATTCGTGTGTAAACTTCTTTATTTTCTTCGCCATTTGCGTCACGTTCAACTTTATCAACAAAAGCAATCATAAGATTTTCACTATCTTTGACCATACCATTTGAAAAATCAAGACTGCCACCACTCGGTAATACTGCTCCAATTGCGGGCAATGGTGTTCTGTCAAGAATTTCTGCTATTTCGTACCAATCGCCAAAAACGTAATTAAAACCTTTGAATTGGTTTTGCGCTATCTCTTTTATTTTATCTTCTATGCTCATTTTCATATACTTTTGCTAATCGTTTTTCAAATTCTCTTTTCTTATAATCCATTTCCAAACACTTGTAAACACGGCTCCAAGTGATTTTTGTCACTTCTTCGTGATCCGCAATGCCCATACGCAACGCATACCAATCGATTAAGCCAAATACACCAAAACTTAAAGCGTTAACGCCTGCTTTCTCTTCTTCTGCCGTTGGCTTACTTTTCACGCTATCAAATAAGTTATTGATGAACTTTATTTGCCCGAGAGCCCAACCACAAAAACGTACAACATCGACTGCAAAAGCGTTATTTACTTCTTTCTCGTCCAAGTTCAAAAGCACTTTACAAGTGATATAAAATAAATCTCTACTTGTTTTGCATTCTGAAAGCTGAACCATTTGCCCTATTGTCATTTCGTTCAAGTCGTTAGGCGTTTTCACACGTCCAACTTTCAATGGTCGTGTAAACGTTTCAAGTTTCAAGTGTTCAACGTCTTTGCTGAACTCTGCACGAACAATCCATTCTTTAAATCTTGCACTTTCATTCATACTAATCTAATCTGTTATAATGTGCTTTTGGCGAACTTCTTCGCCTTGTGTTCAACTTCATAATTGCAAAATATCTCAACGCATCTATTGCGTGGTTAAAATCGTCAATTGGTTTATTTGTCTTTTTGCCGTCTTTGTTCTCTTCCCACTTGTAAGATTGAAGTTCTTCAATCAACGCTGTTGAACGTCGTGTTACATTGATTTTGTAGCGTTGAAGAATATCAATGCCTAACAAAATGCTGTCTTTGCCTTTCAGTGTAGGGACAACCCACAAACCCAAGTTATTAAGCTCTGCAATACTTTTTGGCTCTGCGCTATCTGCAATAATTTGCGTTTTGCGTGTAATCCCTTCTGCTTTCGCTTTCTCTGCAATCTTTGGATTTGTTAAACCCGTATCATATATCAGCAAATCAACGTACAATTCCCCGTGTGCAAGAACAACTTTCACCAGTGCTGTCGGGTCGTTTGTAAAACCGAAGTCAAGACCAAAGCCAAATAATTTCCATTCGTCTGTTTTTGGTAGCTCATCAACAATTGCGAAGTTTGGAAAAATAACGCCACTAAGTTTACCAGTTAACCCACGTGCGTAAACTTTGTGCAACTCTTCATCTTCAATGTTTTCAATCCTTTCGTGTTCTTCTTTCGTTAAAAATGGGTTGCCTCGATGGTCTGAAATTATTAATTTGACACCTTCACGCCCTATCAATTCGTTGTGCGCCCAAAACCTTTCAGACGGGTTGTAGTCGATGTACACTTTTTTTCGTGTACGTATCGACAATTGCCAAAAGATTGAAAAACTTACTCCGTTTGCTTCGTTCAGAAACAAATAATCTCTTTTACCATTCTTCGCATCTTGTTCATTTTGATAACTTTTGAACTCGATTATTGAGCCGTTTAAGCCCTGAAAGAAAGAACTACTTTCGTTAAATTTGAAGTAATTGCGCAGCCAATCGTTATTGTTGATTATCGTTTTTGCGTCACGCATTGCACCGACTTTCAAGTTTGGTAAGTCTTGACCCGCAATTGTTATGACACAACCATTATCCACTAATGCAAAGTAGATTAAAACTTGCATCAGTGTGTAAGTTTTGCCCGAACTTGTGCCCCCTTGATTAACAAACGTACGCACGCCTTCTGTTGTGTTCGCTTTAAATAGCGGCTCAATTACTTTGAAAATCATCTACAAATCAACTTCACTTTCATCGTTCGTCGGTGCGAAGTCTGAACCAACGAAACCTATTTCAATTTTATTTTCTATTTTGCCACTTACTTCTGTGTAATTTTGATTAATTGCCCTTCTTTCGTCTTCTTCGCAAATCATTCGATATAACGCAAGTAGTTCGGACGCCTTTCCACTCACTCTAAGTTTCAAACGAATATATTTTTTTACTTTTATTCTATTCCTTATAATCAAGTCAAATATTTCGTTATACTCTTTAGAACCCTTTGGAAACCAAGAGTAAAAGGTCGGCTTGCTTATCTGTATTTCAGAAATAATATCGTCAATGAATAAAATATTATCATCGTTAATAATGCTATTTTTTGCCTGTCCTAAAATCTTCTTTTTATCTTTTTCGCTATACATCTTTTACTCGTTAAATTCGTTAAACTTAATCCCTTTTAGGCTCGTTTGTAAATGGATAATCCTCTTCGTACGTGTCCCACGCTATATTGCTTCTGTCTTTGCTCTTTAGTAGCTTTGGAGCTAAATATCGGTACCTTATTCGGTGATGCAATCTGTTTCCGTTCATTACTTGCTTCTCTGCGTATATTGCCGAAGGGTATTGAATAGGCGTTACCATCGCTTTATTGTACAACTTGCATTCGTTATACAAGTCGGTTAATCCCCCTTTACTTGTCGCTGATAGCGTTTGTTGTAATGTTATTCCGTCTGCTAAACTTCCAGTAAAAAAGCCTTCGTTTAACACGCCTACAAATTGCGACGTGTCATCGTCTTGAACTCCTCTTTCTCCTCTGTATATAAATCTTGTATCGTAAAAAGTTGTGTTCATAACTTTATTTCGAAGAATTTTATTGTATATACTTCCGTAAAAATCCCCCGTTTGGCTTATTCCAAACAACCCTATTTTATGCCTTTCCATCATATCTGCAACCATTTCGAAAATATATTTTACAGTTTCCCCCGATGCCGTCTTAACGTATTTTCCTTTTATCCTGAACTGAAATTGTTGTGTATCGTCGTCCATAACTACATATCTTTCAATGTTGTGTTTTTTTGCATAATCAAAAAACATATTTCTTGCCTGCCCTGCACTTCGTCTTGATTTGCTTGCTCGATGCACATAATCAAATCTCCTTCTTGCTTCTTCTATGTCAAAAACAACAACGTTAAATCCATATTCCTCCGCTGTCTTTCTGTATTCGTTTTCGTCTCCTGCTTCGTTATCAATAAAAACATAAACATCTTTCATTTCATAGTTAATCTTTGAAAGAAATTTTATTGTTTTTAAATTCTCTTCTCTATGATATGATGGTATAAAACACGGCAACATAATTAATCCTCCTTCTCATCTTCTAAAACACAACCAGTGTTTAAAATTCTCAACATTTCATCTTCGATAAATCCATTTTCACCATTATCGATAAGAACCATTCGAAGACGTTCTATTGCTTTTTTTTCTTCATCTGTTGCATTGAAAGCATAGTAATTTGCAACCGACTCAAAGTCTATTTTTATAAACCTATATGCAAAAAATTTCAATGTGTCTTTTTGCTCTTTCGATAAATTAAATTCTTCAAGTGCTTTAATTTTTGCATTATATTTATCTAAATTCAGACAATCTGCCAATTTAAGATTTGGTATCTCGTTAGGCTCGTAATAGCAACTTTCATATTTTAATTTGCTCAACTCTTCTGTTTTGCTTGTTGCAGGCTCTTTGACATCATACGCTTTTAGAATTTCGTTGTCTAATTCCTCTTTTATTTTGATATAATCCAAGTCGATATTCTCTTGTGCTGTACGATTATCTGCAAGTGCTAATTCTCTGCCTTTCTTCGTCTTTAAAGATAGATCCGTTCTTTTTACTGCAACAACTTGACTTCCGTCTGTTTCTACGACAATAACATTTTTAAAACCTAATTCTTTTGCTGTTTCTTGTGTCTTATTTCCTGCAATAATGTTGTTATCTTTATCTATCAAGATTGAACGGCCAAGTCCTAATTCTTTTAGCGACCTTTCCATTAACTTCTTGCCTCGCTTCGTCCCTCTATTGAAATTTTTATCATCTTGTTTTAGATTTTCAATATCGACGACCTTTATTTTATTATCTTCTTTAATCATAATTTATAAACACTTTTGTTTACAAATATACTGATTTTCTTTATATTAGCGTGTTTTTTGACAAATAAAAAACCTTCACCACAAATAAAGTGATGAAGGTTAAAGTGCTATAAATAAGTTTCGTTTTATTCTTTGAGCGTGTCGATATGATTTTGAACAATCCAATCTGTTAGTTGTCTAATTGCAACGGCTAAATTTGTCGCAACTCTTTCATTATATTCTACGTCATCTAATAATGTTACTTTTTGCGTTTCATTAAATTTGCCTTTTTCGTAACGAATAACAATGCCCATTTTCTTATCTGTTGCAACGAACCAGTTGTTATGCTCTTTTGACTTTTGCAATAAATATCTTTCCATTTGCTTTGTGGTTTTTATGTTGAAAGGGGGTTTTATGCCCCCCTTTTGTTTTTGATTAGTTATTGAAATGTTTGTTGTATTTTGCAGTTAAATATTTTACAAGTAGTTTATCTTCTGTGTAAACGTTGTTACCTCTTTCGCCTTGACAAATAGCAATGTAACCTTTTTCTGTTGGCTTTTGTGTATAAAGGTAATCTTCATTGCCTTCACCTTCATTTGTGTAAGGAACGTTTTTGAAGAACTCGATTAACTCTCTTCTCTTTTGTTCTTGATTTGCTTTTCGGTGTAATTCGAATTTTAAAGAGAAACGTCTTGAAGCTTTTCCGCTTGCTTCTTTAAATTCTTCTTTAGTGATGCCTTTAAACATTGCTTTGCGTGCATCGAATTTCAAAGTGTGCCAATTTTCAGTTTTGAAAACGTTGAAGTTTTTTGTTGTCATAGTTGTGAAGTTTTATTTATTAATGTTTGATTTATTATTACACTACAAAGGTAGTACTTTTATCTTGATTGTGCAAATTATTTAATCAAAATCTTTCTATTATTTTTGTTTTTAACTATAATTTAACAAATCGAAGTGCATTTATAAGGATTTCACGTGCTAAAGCACTCCTTCTTACTTGTTTTTCTTCTGCTAATTTGTCGATAATGTCAAGTTCTTCTTTAGTTAAATAAACTTGTAGTGAATGTTTCTTTTCTTCTTTGGGGGCGAACTTTCGCCCTGCCCCCTCTCTAACTCCTCCGTGTCCGTTACTTTTCATATCGTTTCTTATTTTAAATTAAAAGAGGAGCGGGCGAATTGCTCACCCCTCTTAAGTTTTAAACCATTACCGCTAATCTTGTAAGCGTGTTATTGTTGTACTTTCAATCTCTTTTCAAAAATAGCTTTTATAGCTTTTGCATCTCCTTTTCTTCTGCATTCCATTGCACCCCCTTTGCTTTTAGTTCATCTAAGAAAGTTTGTTTTTCCTCTTCTGTGGCGTGGCGAAAGTTACTACTTGCCCAATCACTATTTACCAAATCAAAATTACAACTGCTCTTGATATTATTGCAATAACTATCAAAGTGTTCTTTATCATTTTCTTGATAGCATTTAAAAATCACTATCAAATCTGCAATATTTGCGTGCAAAATATCACCTTCTTTGAAGTCTTCTTGCTTCTCTTCGATAGTTGTTCTGTAACCTGTTGGGATTGTGATTTTACCACCTGCGTTTAATTTAAATTCCATAGTTGTGAAGTTTTATTTATTGTTTGTTGTTTGTTTTATTTTACATTGCAAAGATACTACTTAAAACTTGATTACGCAAATTATTTAATCAAGAATTTCAAGAAAAACAAGAATTTAACTATAA